ACAGCGCAGAGGTACTGCTGCTCAATGGATTTCAACAAATTCTGGCAATGGCCCAATCCTCAATGCAGGTGAAATCGGATATGAGACCGATACAAATAAATTTAAAATTGGTGATGGCACAAACCATTGGGTAGATCTTGAATACTTCCTTGATGCAGCAACCCTTGGTGGAAGCATTGACGATTACATTCCATTAACACAAAAAGATGCTGCTAGTGGTGTTCCATCTCTTGATGCAAGCAAAAACCTATATGTTGCAGGAGCTTCAATTATTGTTGAAGGTGCAACAGATAACTCATATGAAACAACATTAACTGTTACAGATCCAACTGCTGATCGGACTATTACATTTCCTAATGCTACAGGAACAGTGGTTTTGGCCGACGGTAGCGGAAATGTTACAGTATCAGGAGATTTAACTGTAAGTGGTACAACTACTACTATTAATAGCACAACAATTAATGCTACAACAGGAATTATTTTTGAAGGTGCTACAGCAGATGCTTTTGAAACAACATTAACAGTCACAGATCCTACAGCGGATAGAACTGTTACATTTCAAGATGCAACAGGAACAGTTGTCCTAAGAGACTCAACAGATACTTTAACAAATAAATCAATTTCACTTGGCTCAAATACAGTTACATCAACACTTGCTCAGTTAAATACTGCAGTATCTGATGCTGATGTAGCCTCTCTTGCAGGTACAGAAACACTTACAAATAAGACTATTGCACTTGGCTCAAATACAGTATCAGGTACTATCGCACAATTCAATACAGCGGTTACTGATGCAGACCTTGCTACACTTGCTGGAACAGAAACTTTAACAAATAAAACTTTAACTTCTCCAACTTTGACAACACCAGCACTTGGTGTGGCTACTGCTACATCTGTTAATGGTACGACTATTCCTTCATCAAAGACTCTTGTTGCTACAGACTCAACAGCATATGTAGTTCCCAGTCAGACTGGTAACTCAGGGAAATACCTAACAACAGATGGAACAACATCATCTTGGGGTTCTGTTTCAGGATACTCAGCACCTACACTTGGATCAACATCAATTGCTTCAGGAGCTACTGTCACAACAATTGCGGGACTTACATTATCGGGTGCAACCCTTACTGGAACCTCTACAGTTAGCGGAACAGGTGATTTTTTAATAAGCGGAGATACAAATGTTAGAATTGTTCCAGCCGCAGGAAGCAATGCTTACGTTGGATCTTTGTCAGCAGACAATATAATTACAACTGTTGCAAATACACAGACTCTTACAAACAAGACTTTATCAGCACCAGCACTAACTGGAAATGCTACAGCAGTTAACCTGACAATTTCTGGAGATTTGACAGTAAACGGAACAACAACAAATATTAATTCAACTAGCCTTGTAGTAGAAGACAAGAATGTTGTACTTGGTGATGTTGCTACCCCTACAGATACAACTGCTGATGGTGGTGGTATAACACTTAAGGGCGCAACTGATAAGACATTTAACTGGGTAGACGCTACAGACGCTTGGACTTCATCAGAAGATATGAACCTTCTAACTGGCAAGGTTTATGAGATTGCAGGAACAACAGTTCTTTCAGGATCAACACTTGGTTCTGGAGTTACAGGTTCTTCACTTACATCTGTAGGTACACTTACTACTGGTACATGGTCTGCTACAACAATTGCTCTTAATAAAGGTGGTACTGGAGCAACAACCCAGGCTGGAGCAGCAAATGCTGTCCTTCCTTCACAAACCTCAGCAAGTGGTAAATACCTAACATCTAATGGAACTGACGTATCATGGGCAACAGTATCTTCATACTCTGCCCCAACAATTGGTTCAACATCAATTGCTTCAGGTGCAACTGTTACAACAATTGCGGGACTTGCAAAAATCAATAGTACAGCAACAGTATTTACTGATGGTAGTGGTTACGAAGTAGATCGTGATACAATGTTAATTATGGGTGCTTTGTAAAAAACAAAGTACTAACTCTAAACTAAAGATTTACACGCTCTTAATGAGCGTGTTTTTCTTTTTAAACTTGTGCTATACTTAAGACTACTTCGTAAATTAAGAAGTACTCATCTAATTTTACTTTGAAAGGTATATAAATGTCAGAAAGCGTATTTTCTTTTCGTCTATCAGAAGAATTTGTAAATAAATATCAAACCATTCCAGCACCATTTGGATTCTCAGATGCAGGATCTAACTCGTTAGGAGAGGTAACATTTATTCGCACATATTCTCGTGTTAAAGAAGATGGAACAAAGGAACGCTGGCATGAAGTATGTCGTCGTGTAATCGAGGGTATGTATTCAGTTCAAAAAAACCATGCTAAGGATAATCGCCTACCTTGGAATGATAACAAGGCTCAGAAGTCTGCACAAGAAGCCTTTCAAAGAATGTTTGAATTGAAATGGACTCCACCAGGTCGTGGTCTCTGGGCATTTGGAACTCCTATGACTATGGAGAAGCGTAACTCAGCATCCCTTCAAAATTGTGCAATGGTTTCTACAAGAGACATTGATCGTAATGATCCAGGTGCCCTTTTTGCTTGGGTAATGGATGCATTAATGTTAGGTATTGGTGTAGGGTTTGATACCCTTGGACAAGACAAGCAAATGTCTATTTATGCACCAACAGAGCCAGTAAATATTTATGAAATTCCAGATACTCGTGAAGGTTGGGTTGAGTCTGTTAGATTACTTATTAATTCATTCCTTCGTGCAAACCAATCTATCCAAGAGTTTAACTATGACCTTATCCGTCCTCTAGGTGCCCCAATTAAAGGCTTTGGAGGGGTTGCTAGCGGTCCAGCACCATTAGTTGATCTCCATATACGCATTCGCAATGTGATTGGCTCTAGAGCAGGAGATGCTCTTGATAGCCGTGCAATTGTAGACTTAGTTAATCTTATTGGTACATGTGTTGTTTCTGGTAACGTTCGTCGTTCTGCTACCCTTGCACTTGGCACACCAGAAGATGATGGTTTTATTAATCTTAAAAATCCAGAAGTATTCCCAGAAAGAAATTCATATGATCCAGAAAAACCAGGTTGGGCATGGATGAGTAATAACTCTATTGCTGCTGAAGTTGGAACTAAATATGAAGACTACGTAGATTTAATTGCAGACAATGGAGAGCCAGGTTTTATCTGGTTAGATGTTGCTCGTAATTATGGCCGTCTTGCCGATGCACCTGATTATAAAGATGCTCGCATTATGGGCTTCAATCCTTGTGCGGAGCAGCCATTGGAATCATACGAACTTTGTACACTTGTAGAGGTGCACTTAAATCGTCATGAGTCCAAGGAGGACTTCCTCAAGACATTGAAGTTTGCCTATCTTTATGGAAAAACTGTAACACTTATGCCAACGCATTGGCAACAGACAAACGGAATTATGCAACGCAATCGTCGCATTGGTACATCCCTTACAGGTATTGCTGCATTTGCTGATGAACATGGTTTGCCAATTATTCGTGAATGGATGGACGAAGGGTATAAAACAATTCGTAAATATGACCATTCATATTCAGAATGGCTCTGTGTTCGTGAATCAGTTCGTGTAACAACAGTTAAGCCATCAGGATCTGTATCACTTCTTTCTGGTGCTACCCCTGGAGTTCACTGGGGGCCTGGAGGAGAATTTTATCTTCGTGCTATTCGTTTTGGCAACACTGATCCAATGCTTCATTTGTTTAAAGCAGCGGGGTATAAAATTGAAGCAGATCTAGTATCAGCAAATACTTCAGTAGTATATTTTCCAGTAGCATCTGGACATAAACGTGCAGAGAAGCAGGTTAGCCTATTTGAGAAAATTGGTTTGGCAGCAACTGCTCAGAAGTATTGGTCAGATAATGGTGTTTCTGTAACCCTTTCGTTTGATAAAGAAGAGGAGACAAAGTTTATTGCTCCAGCCCTTAATATGTATGAGGGTCAATTAAAAGCAGTCTCCTTCCTGCCAATGGGTAACAAGACCTATCCTCAGCAACCATATACAGAAATTACACGAGAAGAATATAACGCATATGTAGGCAAGATTGGTAAGATTGACTGGTCTGCTATTTATGATGGCGTAGAAAATCTTGAGGCTGAAGGCGAGAGCTATTGTTCAACAGACGCATGTGAGATTAAGTTCTACTAAAATAGTGGTTATTTAACTACTTTCCCAATAGGAATATGGTATACTGATGGTTATGGATTCTTTAATAAACCCCGAAACTGGCGAACCAATTGTCAAAAATGTACGTAGACAGGTTATAGAAAAAAAGTATAACTGGGGTCTATATGTATACAAAAAGGCAACTGGAAAATGGTTTACTGACGGAGAAGGCAATGTTCTCAATATTGAGGCAATGCGTAACGACGTAGCCAAAATTGCAGAACTTAAAGCAGCAGCAAAACATTATGGAGATGAAGGCGATGGGGAAGCAGTATTTGTTCCTGGCCTTACTCGTATTTCAGATGAAGAGCACTCAGAGCAAATGGACCGTATGAAGTCTGGATTAATTCCATCTATGAATGACTTAGGTGCATGGCATGCCGCACAGCAAACATTAAATAAAGCAGGAAAGGCAGCCTTTGATGAGTAACAGCGATTACCTAGAAGCAAGACTTGGAACAACAGATAAACCAGAAAGCCAATTTAAGAATAGTGATCCATTCAATAAATCTTGGGATGAATTAAAAAATCTTGGGGGACTTGAAGATAACTTTAAGCGTCGCATTACAAGACAAGTAAATAAAGCAGTAACACAAGAAGGCTATCTTGCTACCAACGAAAGCATCAACCTGCTTAGTGACTCATATTTAAATTCAGCAAATGCAGATCCAAAAGGTATTAATGATTCTGGTTCTAAAGCAATTAACCCTGGTTTAATTTATCGTAATGGTTATGGTTTGTTTGACGTAATTACCCCACCATACAATATGTATGAACTTGCAAATTTTTATGATA